GTGGAGCATCATTCGGTAATCCGTTTATCTTGGGTACTTCACAGTTAGGCTTTGCTGAGCTTGCTTCTGCCATTCCTGTTATCGTTGATGTTTCTGCACAGACTACTAATATCTCAACACGTCGAGGGCGCAACCTTTTGCAAGATAAATACGAATCCGGACAAGCAACTATTAGAGTTGTTGATCCAGATGGTGACTTCAACCCACAGAACACTTCTAGCCCTTACTTTGGGCTATTACAGCCACTTAGGAAGATACAAGCATCTGCTATCTATGGCGGCATTACTTATGGCTTATTTGGCGGTTACATCACCGAATATCGCTATACCTACCCGACCGGTCAGGAATTGGGATACGTTACCTTTATCGTCTACGATGCCTTCCGCTTGATGTATAACTCCAATGTCACCACAGTCACAGGCGGTACTGCAGGACAGACAACTGCACAGCGCGTTCAATCTATCTTGACGATGATTGCGTGGCCACCAGCCTTTACAAGCATTGGCACAGGCGCTACAACTTGCGTGGCAGACCCCGGCACAACACGCACAGTCCTAGAAGCAATCCAGACTGCTGAGTTCACAGAACAAGGCGCGTTCTACATCGATGAGAATGGCGTAGCAACCTTTAAGGGCAGACAGTTCGTCTATGATGCCCAATCTGCTAGTCCAACAGTATTTAATCAAACAGGCACAGGAATTAACTATGCAGGAATTACCTTTGCACTTGATGACAAGACAATCGTGAACAAGGCAACTGTGACCCGAATTGGTGGCACAGCACAGACTTATTCAGATGCGACATCTATCGCTCAATACTTCACACGATCCATTACAGCTACAGATATGCTCATGCAGACAGATGCCAACGCCCTAGCCCTAGCAACTGCTTATGTCGATTCCCGTAAGGAAACTTCTATCCGCATTGAAACAATCACTTTAGACTTGGTGACTCCTAACTATGCTTCTGGTGTTACAGCAGGTTTGAGTCTGGAGTTCTTTGACACAGTAGATATAACCAATGAGCAACCTGGTGGATCAACTATTCAAAAGAAGCTACAGATTCAGGGCATAGCCCACACAATCACCCCTAACACTTGGGTGACTACTTTTGCTACGCAGGAGCCTTTACTTGATGTTATGTACTAGAATTGACCCTATGAAAGAGGTGTGCTAATGGCAACAGGCTGGCCAATGAAAACGACATACGCGGACGGAGACGTTTACGCCGCGCAAGACGTAAATGATATTACTGGCACAATCAACTTGCTTGGCTCTAGCGTTGCTTATGCTGCTGGCAAAAACAAAATCATAAATGGTGATTTTTTTGTAAACCAAAGAAACTTTACTAGCACTACAACAGATGCATTTACTTATGATAGATGGTCTTTTATTACTACAACTGGTGGAACAGCATCCGCCCAAACTTTTACACCTGGTACTGCACCAGTAGCAGGCTACGAAGGTAAGAACTATTTTAGAGTTGTTACTACTGGTCAAACTGGCACAGGTGTATATACAATTTTTGGAAATCCTATTGAAGATGTTAGAACTTTAGCAGGACAAACTGCAACACTTTCATTTTGGGCAAAATCGGCAACAGGAACACCAAAAATCGCTGTTGAGTATTATTTAAGTTATGGTTCAGGTGGTTCAAGCGCTGTTGCTAATTATGTCGGTCAAGTAACTCTTTCTACTTCTTGGACTAGATATACATTGACTTCAGCCGTTCCATCCGTATCAGGCAAAACTATTGGTGCAGGTTCAAATATCAAACCTCAATTCTGGGTTTCTGCTGGTACAGACTTTAATTCTCGGACTGGTTCTCTTGGTATTCAATCGAACACTTTTGAAGTTTGGGGGGTACAACTAGAAGCAGGTTCAACTGCCACAGCCTTCCAAACTGCAACAGGAACTATTCAAGGTGAATTGGCTGCTTGCCAAAGGTATTATGTGCGTTACGACGGAACAGACGATGTAATTTCTAATGGTGCTATTTACAGCACAACACTTGCTTTTAGCGTTTTGCAATATCCTGTTGAAATGAGAGTTGCACCTACATTGTCGGCATCTGCCAGTAATGCAGTTCTTGTCTTTGCTAACGGTGGTTCGGCAACTTCGAGTGCTAATGCTTTTGCTGAGGTCGGTACTAAGACTGCCCGTTGGCAAATAACAGCATCGGGCTTGACTAGTGGATACGCCTGTTGGTTGCAATTTAATTCCAGTGGCAAGTTTCTAGAGATATCGGCGGAACTATAATGTACGAAGAATATACAGATGGCTTAGGCTCAAAGGCTATTAAAAAAACAGATGTCGATGGCAGAGAGTTTTTCATTCCTGTTGACCCTGCTAACTCTGATTATCAGGCATATCTAAAGAGTCTTGATGAAACCGCTACTCTGTAAAGCAGGGCAACAACTTCGTGAGCAGCTTGACGACGCATTTCCACACCGCGAGCGTAAGAGTGATGGCTGGATAGGCGATGCCGCACACTCCAATCGTAAGAGTGACCACAATCCCGATCCGTCTAACGGAATCGTCAGGGCTATTGATGTGGATAAGGACTTCGACTCACGCCCCAGCACAGGTGCTTATCTTGCCGACCAAATACGCCTATGTGCCAAGAAGGACAAGCGGATTGCATATGTCATCTTCGCCGGTCGAATTGCCTCAGCTAAATCATTTTGGCGTTGGCGTTCTTACAATGGGGTTAATAGCCACAATCATCACATACATATCAGCTTTACCAAAAAGGGTGATTCAGATTCTTCGTTCTTCCAAATCCCAATGCTAGGAGCAAACTAATGAACATGAAAAACCCACTCATCCTTACAGCTGGTGCTTTCCTATCAGCTTGGGCTGCAAGCAACTTCGATGTAGATTACAAAGCAATTCTCTGGGCTGTGCTTGCAGGTGTATTCGGATATGCGACCCCTAAAAAATGACACAACAAGACTTCTTTACACTTTACATTGCAACAATATCTATTATCGGTGGTCTAGCAGGTTATGTCATTACACATCTATTGGGAGAAATTAAACGACTCAATTCGCGTGTCGATGAAATCTATAACATCCTTCTAGAGCGATAATTTTTGTCATGGCTAGAAAAGCAACTAACAAGCTAGTTGATGAAGGTTATTCCAAACTAGATGCTTGGGCGATTGGCGTACATGAGATGTTTAGAGCACTTAGGCGCGCCGGTTTCACAGTTGATTTGGCATTAGCCATCGTAGTTGAGCGCAGCGCATATCCGGACTGGATACTGCCATCCCCAATTAACCCAAATATCCCAGAGCCAGACTGGTATGACGATGAGGATGAATGAGAAGAACTGTTGTAGTTCCAGACTTACAAGTTCCCCTACACGATCCAGTAGCAGTTAAGAATGTTGCAAGTTTTATTAAAGCTTACAAGCCCGATTCTGTCGTTACTCTTGGAGATGAAGCGGACTTCACAGAAATCGGGCGTTGGAGTGAAGGCAAGCCAGGCTGGTACGAACAGACACTAGCTGAGAATCGTGACATGACTGTCGATGTTTTATGGCAGTTAGGCGAATACGCCAAGGAACAGCACATGATAAGAAGCAATCATACGGATCGATTGTTCAATGTCATTATGAATAAAATTCCAAGTTTTCTTTCCTTGCCCGAGTTGCGCTTTGAGAAGTTTCTCAAGCTCGATGAATTAGGCATTACCTACCACAAGAAGCCGTATGCCATTGCTAGAGGCATTGTGGCAGTTCATGGGGATGAGCAGAGCGTAAAGCCTACACCTGGCTTAACAGCCCTTGAAGCGGCTCGTAGGCATGGTATTAGCGTTATCTGTGGGCATACCCATAGAGCAGGGCAATCAGCCTTTACAGAGGCCTCTGGTGGCCGTATAGGGCGCATCCTACGTGGGTGGGAAGGTGGGCATCTTATGGATGTCAGACAGGCTTTGTACACTAAAGGCACGATGAACTGGCAGCAAGCGTTTATTATCATCGAGGAAATCGGTACAAACGTGCAGGTCAGCATCATTAACCTTGAAAAGGATGGTACTTTTGTTGTGTCAGGTAAGAGATATGGGCGCGCTCGTTAATGACATCAGACGCGACATCGATGACCACATGGATGACTCAGAATGTTTACCAAACGTTCATCTAAATAAACTCAATAAATCGATGTAGGTGTGTCACACTCATCCTGTAAGCAAGGGCTGCTTACATGAAAGGGCAAAATGAACTCATTAACAATCCTTACAGTAATCGGAGTCTGCTTAGCAATTTATGCAGCTTTTAGATTAGGTCAAGAATGTGGCTATGACGAAGGTCTAGTCGATGGTCGCAAAGCGGTACGCAAGTATTACGAGCAGGTGGGTAAGTGAGAGCCACAGAAGCGCTTATTCATGCAATCGACATCATGCAAGATCGTGGCAAGGTCTATGGTCATCCTCGAGTCAATCAGAATCGGATCGCTAGCCGGCTATCCAATTTATTTGAACAAAACGTCACAGACTCTCAAGCTGCACTTGCAATGGTCGAAGTCAAACTCTCCCGAATTCAAGAAACACCTAGCCATGTCGATTCCTACATTGATGCAATCGCATACCTTGCAATAGCACTGCAACTACAAACGGAAGAAGATGAGTTTTATGTTTAACCTAGACGATTACCAGCCAGTCGAAGAACGATTGGCATTATTCATAAAAGACTTCCCTGACTTCAGGGTCGAAACGGAGTTAGTGAGTTTTCAAAATGACAGATACATTGTTAAAGCATGGATTTATCGTACTTTCGCTGATAGCACGCCGTTCGCCAGCGGGCTCGCTGAGGAAACGATTAGCAGTCGAGGCGTTAATGCAACTAGCGCATTGGAAAACTGTGAAACTAGCGCGATCGGCAGAGCGCTTGCGAACGCTGGTTATGCAAGCAAAGGTAAGCGACCAAGTAAAGAGGAAATGGTTAAGGTCGCAAGAACAAAGTTCTCAGAGCCAGCAAAAGAATATATCCCTGTCGTAAATGAAGCTGATCCTTGGACAATTAAGACAGTTGCAGCACCAAGCACATCAGCAGAAGCAGTCGCTGTAGTCAAGGACATTATAGGCGGCACAACTGAC